GGCATCCGCCCCGTGTGCGCGAACACCGTCCGCATGGCTCTTCAGGAGGGCGGCAAGGACGGCTTCGCGTGGAGCCTCAAGCACACGCTCAACTTCCTTGAGAACCGCGAGTACGCGGTGCGCGTGTCGAAGGCGTGGAAGAAGGCGACCGACAACTACGCCATCGCCATCAACGGCGTGGCGAAGAAGTCGCTGAACGCCGAGCAGATTCGCGGGCTGTGGGTCGATGTGCTTGAGACGATGTACGGCGAAATCCCGCTGAACCCCGTCAACAAGCGCGAGGAGACGAAGAAGGCGACCTGTGTCGCCGCGCTCCGCCGCATGAGCGAGACCTTCGACCGCGAGGCTGGTCAGTTCGGTGCGAACGCTTGGATCGCGTACAACGCGGTGACCGAGTTCCTCCAGCATAGCGAACTCGCCGCGCGTAGCGCACCTTCGTCCGATGCCCGCATCCACTCGCACCTCTTCGGACGCGAGGCGGAACTCCGCAACATCGCGTGGCGCAAGACGGTCGAACTGGTCGGCGCGTAAGCGTCTCACGGTCGTCTGGTGACCTCAAGTTGCGCCGCCGCGACCAGACACGCGGCGGTGCTTTCGATTCAGCGGGTACAACTAGCATGATGTCCAACAAGAAGAAGTTCTCCCCTTCGGTGGAGACGGTTCGTCTCCTCTCCGCCGCCGCCGTTGACTCCATCATGGAGAACAGGGCTACGGCAATCGGTCGCATCGGGGAGTTCGCGGTCGCCGCGCTCTGCCGCAATGTGCGCGACGACATTCACGCGGTCGCGCGTGTACAGGTCGTCGGCAACGATGTAACCATCGAACTCTACAACGACTGGGACGAAGCCCTGAAGAAGTTCGGGAAACTCGTCCGAGGGTCTTGACACCTATTCCGAGTTCGGTATACTACCGACAATGGCGGCTAACGGGGTCGCCTGAATCAGAGACAAGAGGCAACACACAATGGAACAGTCACAGCAGATCGGCAGTCTCGCTGCCGCGCTTGCGAAGGCGCAACTTGAGATCGCGAACCCAGAGTTCGACGCGGTGAACCCGCACTTCAAGAACCGCTACGCGAGTCTCGCGGCGCACACCGAGTCGCTCCGCAAGCCACTCGCGAAGCAAGGACTCGCAATCGTCCAGTCAATCAGCACGGGCGACAACAGCGTCTCCGTCACGACTCGACTCATTCACGCCAGCGGCGAATGGATGGCGGACAGCGTGAGCATGGCATTGCCCGAGCGTGCAACGGCACAGGTCTTGGGTTCGTTCGTGACCTACCTCCGCCGGTACTCTCTTGCGGCGTTCGGTCTGGTGGTCGGGGAACCCGACGACGATGGGGAAGAGGATCGCAAGAGCCGTCCTACCTTCAACCCCGCCAACGCCAAGGGCGGAAGCGGCAAGCCCGCCAGCAAGCCCAGCAAGCCCGCTGACGACTTCCTGTCGGAAGCCGCCCCCATTCGCGCGGCTTCATCCGACGAGCCTCTGATCGGCTCTGACCGCGCCGACGAGATTCTCAATCGTCTGGCGGCGATCAAGCGCAACCCAGTCGCGCTCCTCGCGGCGGTTGAGGGGCAGGGCTTCGATGTCTCCAGCGGCATCGCTGGTCTGCCCGAGTCGCTCTTGCCTCGCGTGGAAGCGTGGGTCGCCAAGGCTGTTCAAGCCCACGGCGAGGCGGCTGGGGAAGAAAATGCGGAATCTTCCGCAGAGGGTAGTGACAAGTCCTCGCGGCTGGATACGCTCCGCACCCGCCGCTCCTCAAGGGGCGGCTGATGTCCAACCAAAGGTCAAGTCGCTCCCGACGACTACTGCGCTGTGGCGCATCGGGAAGGGTGACGACTGCCCGTCGAGAAGGTCGAGGTCTCCCCGTCGAAAGACGGGGATTTGCCGTAGGGATTGGCTCTACCCTACGCCGAGTGTCAACGATTGACACCCGCGCTATTCCCCGTCATCAGCGGGTGGCTGACCCCACCGAAATGAGCATTCTGACGGGGCGCGATACGCGCTGTACGCCGAAAGGGTCAGCCAGAGATCGCAGCGGCTCTCCTTCAGGAGCCGCTCTGCGCTCCCGCCTCACGGGTAGCCAAAGAAACACCTCAACATCAAGGATGATACGGGAATGACGAAGACCAAGAAGACGGTTGTCCCTCTCGCAGACCTCACCGATGATGCGCGGTTTCAGTCGCGCACCCGTACCGACACGGGAACGGTTGACGACTACAAGGAGTCGATGTCAGGCGGCGCGGTCATGCCACCTATCACGGTCGCTCTTGTCGAGGGCGTGATGTTCATCGTTGACGGATGGCATCGCGTTCAGGCTGCACGGGAACTTGGATACGAGGAGATCGAAGCCGAGGTCATTCCGATGACCGACAGCGAGGCTATGTGGCGTGCCGCTGGCGCGAACCAGTCGCACGGTCTGCGCCGAAGCAACGCCGACAAGATTCGCGCCGTCGAGATGGTTCTCGCGATCCCGACCACCGAGATGATGTCGGACAGGGAGATCGCGCGGCGCATCGGCGTGTCGCATGAGTTCGTGCGACAGCACAGGATGCGCGAGGAGGAAGGCTCCGATTCGGTCGATGAGGTCGAGGAGACCGACGAGGAGTCCACGGGCGTTGACGGCGACGATGACGCTGGCGACAACGCCGCAGACGAGCCGATGGCGGAGGCGAAGAAGAAGTACACGGAGATCATCGGCATGATCGACGCGGTGCGTGCCGCGCTCACGATGCTGTCGAGCGACCCCGCTGGCTATTCGGTCAACTGGAACGCGCTGGACGCGGACATAAGGAACGCCAAGCGTTGCCTGACCGATGCGATGCCGCACGACCTGTGCGTGTATTGCAATGGAGACGGGTGCGATGCCTGCAAGCACACGGGCTGGCTTGGGAAGGTCGCAATCGAAATGGCTCCGAAGAATCTCAAGAAGGGACGCAAGTGATGTTCATTCCAATCTCTGAACTGGTGTTCGTGCCAGTCGATTCCGTCAGCAGAATCTCGTTCTTTGGCGGCGATGCCAGAGTCGAACTCAAGCCGAGCGCGACCCGTGGCGACGAGGTGATCGTGGTCAAGGATGAGGATGCCCGCAGGCTGTTCTCGTTCATCATGGCGCAGATGCCCCCGTCCCACTATCACGCGACGATGGAAGAAGCCGCGAGAAGCGGCGTTGCAGGCGATGACTCGCATCCGTATCGGAAGCCGACCGCATGACCGACCTGTTCACTCCCACGCAGTTGATTCAGCGCAAGGCGATCAGCCTGCGTCCGTACCAGACCGAGGCTGTCGAGGCTGTCGAACGCGAGTTCCAGACCAACGACTCGACCCTGCTCGTCATGGCGACTGGTCTTGGCAAGACGGCGACCTTTGGCGAGATGATCCGCCGAATGTCTGGCAACGGGAAGCGTTGCCTAGTGATCGCCCACCGAAGCGAACTTGTCGAACAGGCTGCACGGCACATCCAGACGCGAGTTGGCATCAACGCCTCCGTTGAGATGGCGGAGCGGCGTGCGACGAACGGCATCTACGCCGATCCAGTCGTCGTCGCATCCGTCCAGACCTGTGTCGCGGAGAGCGGCGGTTCGCGGCGGATGGAGCGGTTCAACCCATCGCAGTTCAGCCTTGTCGTCGTTGACGAGGCTCACCACGCGACGAGTTCGTCGTACCGAGATGTCATCAACTGGTTCACCGCTGGCGGCGCGAAGGTTCTTGGCGTTACCGCGACCCCCGACCGCGCCGACGAAGAGGCTCTTGGTCAGGTGTTCGATTCGGTCGCGTATGAGTACGGTGTCGCTGAAGGCATTGCAGACGGATTCCTCGTCCCCATCAAGCAGACGATGGTCACGGTCAGCAGCCTCGACTACTCCGACTGCCGCACCACCGCTGGCGACCTCAACGGAGCCGACCTCGACCGCGTTCTGAAGTACGAGGAGACGCTCCACCGCATGGTCGAGCCGACCGTGAAGATCGCTGGCGACAGGCGAACGCTCATCTTCTGCGCGTCCGTCGAACACGCCGAGCGGGTGGCTGAAATCATCAACAGGTACAAGCCCAACACGGCGGCGTTCGTGAGCGCGAACACCCCGCACGACCGCAGGCGAACCATCTTCCGCGACTTCGGTGACGGCAAGTACCAGTTCCTTTGCAATGTCGGCATCGCCACGGAGGGGTGGGACGACCCAGCAACGGACGGCAAGGGCGTTCAGTTCATCGCCATGATGCGCCCGACCAAGAGCAGGAGCCTCTACTGCCAGATGGTTGGTCGCGGTACGAGGACGCTGCCGAGCGTGATTGACGGGATCGAAACGCCAGAGGGGAGACGGGCTGCAATCGCGTCGAGCGCGAAGAAGTGCGTGACCGTCCTCGACTTCGTTGGGAACTCTGGTCGCCACAAGTTGATGCGTGTCGCGGACGCGCTTGGAGGAAACTGGTCTGACGCTGTGCGCGACAGGGCTACGGCGAAGTCGGAGCAGGATGCCAACAACTCGCTGCTGGTCGAGGTCGATGTACTTGAGCAGATGGATGAGGTCGAGCGCGACCTCAAGCGCGAGGCGGAGGAGAAGCGCAGGACTTTCATCAAGATTCGCACGACCTACAAGACGCAGGACATCGACCCGTTCTCGTCGCTTGGGATCGTGCCGCAGCGCGTGCCCGGGTGGGCGAAGCGCATTCCTGCCAGCGAGAAGCAGATCGCCTTCCTGAAGCGCAACAACATTCCCAATGTTGACAACCTCAACACCAAGGAGGCAAGCCAGTTGATCGAACACCTCATGTCCGCGCCCACGGACAAGCAGGCATGGGTGCTTCGCAAGGCGGGTCTCGACCCCGCGAACTTCGACCGCAAGGGCGCGTCAGAGGCAATCGACAAGATCAAGAAAGGCGAGAAGGTGGCGTGATGGACGAGAAGGAGGCTCTTCTGCGCGAGACGATGCAGGCGGTTTCGGCACGCGCAGCCGCGTATGGAAGCGCGAATCATCACTTTGCACGAACGATTGGCGCGATCAACGCCATGTTCAAGCACAAGTTCAACGAGGACTTGACACCAAGCGACTGGGCGATGATGATGATGATCGACAAGATCGCACGGGAGCAGCACGCTCCCAAGCGGGACAACGCCGTCGATATTGCGGGATACGCGGCGTGTCTGGCTCAATGCCGCATGGAGGCGGGCAACTATGGCGGATCAACAGGCAAGCAAGACTGACGATACCCCGAAGCGCAAGTACGCCAAGGAGGAGATTGTCTTCATCCGATGCCGTGTGGTGAACTACGACTTCGACACGAAGTCGCACGCCTACGGCGCGGAGGAGTCGATCCAGAATCCAGATCG